ATTATACTCTAAATCAACAAACTTTGTCAAGTACTCTTCATAAGATAATAAAGTTAATTTTTTAGTATCATTACCAAAAGTGCTATTTCTTTTAATTCTAAAACTATTAAAGTCTAATGTTTTTGCATCTGTAGGATAAGCATATCTTACTTCACCCACTGTTAGTGTATCTTCCTGCTCAACATGATTAAAAGGCCACTGTTGTTCATGTTGATTACAATAACGAATAGAAGAGTTAATACTATCTTTAATTGAAGCGTATGCACCTGTGGCTGTAGCAAAGTTAGAAGACGTTAGTTCAACTTCATTTAATCTTCTATTAACATCATTTGTTAAACCTAAAAAATCGTAAGCCATTACTTCTCCCTAATTTTTAGTTTAATACTTCTTTGTGCAGTGCTACCTGTAGAATCAGTCATTGTGCAAAAAAATGTGTATTCTTCATTAACTGTTCCACCTGCTATATTAATTGTAGCGACAGTAGCAGCACCACTAGGGGTATTTGTTTGAGAAACATTTTGTATTGAGTCAGTTACAGCACCACTAGAAGCAGTTGTTAAAGTTTGACCTGAAGCTAAAGTTGTTTGTGTGGTAAAACTTGTAGACTTAACTGCCCATGTAACAGATGCAATTGTAGCAGATCCTAAAAATCTTGACCAATCTACACTATAATCTAATGTTTCGTCTGGATCTTTTATTGGCCATCTAAAACTCATGTTTACTCCTCACTTGCATATACAGTTCTATCAGCAGAAGTTGATTGTCTCTCTATAAAAACTGTTCTATTAATTTTTTGTACATAAACTGTGCGATCAGAAGAAGTAGAGACTCTAAAAATAAATACATTTCTATTTTCTTTCGCAACTAACACTGTTCTCTCGGCTGATGTGGACATTACGCAGCCCTCGCTATAAACACTGTCCTTCTTCTACTATACAAACTCTTTACTGCTTCAAAGTCAAATATTGTTGCACTAGTTGATAACGAACCTGCTTGTCCTGATCCTACTGCACCTTGAACACTACCTGAAACTTGTGATCCACCTGTAAGAGCTAATGTTTCGTTTGTTACACCACTTGATCCTGTTGCATCTAATACTTGTGCAATTACTCTAGAAGATGCTAAGTTTTGTTCGGCAAGAGATGCTCCTTCTACTGCAGCTATTCTTGTATCTGCTGATGTTTCTGAAGCTGTTAAAAGAGCCACTTTAGAAAATAAAAGTGATGTTATTTCTGGATTAAAAGCTCCCATCACAGCTGCTGATGCTGTTATTGTAGGAGTACCTATTGATCCTGTTGCTGAAACACTTTCTAATGCTTCTGTAGGTTGTTCCTCTACATCTCCTACTAGTCCTGTTGCTGATACACCAGTAGCTGTTAGTGATACTTCTGCTTTAGGTGTAACTGTTCCTATAGAACCTGTAGCTGAAACACTCTCTAAATTTTCTGTTGGTTGCTCTTCTACATCTCCTACTGAGCCTGTTGCAGAAACACCTGTGAGTGTTGTATCTAACTGTTGCTCTGGAGAACCTACAGAACCTGTTGCACTTACACCACTTATTGATGTTTCTAGTTGTACCTCAACAGTGCCTATTGATCCAGTGGAACTCACACCTGTAGATGTTGTGTCTAGTTGTTGCTCTGTTGTTCCTATAGAGCCTGTAGAAGAAACACCTGTTAGTGTAGTATCTAGCTGTTGTTCAGTAGTGCCTATAGCACCTGTACCTGATACACCTGTTAGTGTAGTATCTAACTGTTGTTCAGTAGTTCCTATAGAGCCTGTGCTTGATACACCTGTAAGTGTGGTATCTAGTTGTTGTTCTGTAGTTCCTATTGAACCTGTTGAAGAAACACCTGTAGCTGTAGTATCTAGTTGTTGTTCTGAAGAACCTACAGAACCTGTTGAAGAAACACCTGTAAGTGTAGTATCTAGTTGTACTTCAACAGTTCCTATAGAACCTGTAGCAGATACACTTTCTAAATTTTCTGTTGGTTGCTCTTCTACATCATTTACTATACCTGTGGCACTTACACCTGTTAAAGTAGTATTAATTTTTACTTCAACTATTCCTATAGAGCCTGTAGCTGAAACACTAACTAACGCTTCTGTTGGTTGTATTTCTGATGTGCCTATAGAAGTTGTGCCTACGACACCTGATATGGAAATTACTGGTGTTACCCTACCATATCTTGCTGTACCATACGTACCTGTACCATACAGTGCATCATTTGCACCAAAGGTAGACATATTAAGCTATTCTTATGATAGCATTACTTGCGTCAGCTGCAGGAAATGATACTGTAAAATCACCTGCTGTAGAAGCTACAGTTCCACCAAAACTAATTACAGCGATAGCTTTATTACTTTGACTTGAATTATAAATAATTGCTCCTGATGCTGAAACAGTAGCATTTGAAAAAGTTGTATCAGCAAAGTCTAATATCGCTGTTGTTCCTGAAGTACTAATAGTTGCACTACCTAATGTGTTACCACCTGTTGAATAGTTTGTACCAGATGCTTCATCAGAGTTTCCTGTTACATCTGAATAATTAGTTGTGGCTGCACCATATGTTCCTGATTCACCTGATTTAATCAAGGCAAGTTTAATTGTGTTTGTATCTAAATCGTGTGTGCCACCTAAGAGTTCACCCTTAAAAGATGTACACATTGCAGTTGTAACACCCATTTTATTCCCTCTGTAAAATTACTTTGTTAAAAGAAAGGGCAAGTTGCCCTGCCCTCTCTAGTTATATGCTTATATTAAGCAAGTAGATCTCTATCTACTTCAGTAGCTCTGTCTACAGCACCATGATCGTTACAATCAATCACAGTTGCGTAAACTCTTAATCTACCTGTGGCAGCAGCTGCCCCTGCAATCGTACAATCAATTGTATCGGCTGTGCCAATAAACTGAGTGTAAGTTGAAGCAGAACCAGTTCCTACTACGTTGGTTTGACCATTTGAACCTGCAGCACAAAAACCTGTAGAAGTTATGTCTGCGCC